GGCACGGGCTTTACCTAGCGATAGAATAACGTGAAGCTGTTTTAGAAGGTTTAGTTATATGGCAAGCACCGGCGGTGTAAAAATCGGTTCATCATACGATGAAGCGAGAACCAGGAAAGTAAATGCAGAAGCAGAGATTGCTGAACTTGAACTTGCCAAGGTCAGAAATCAATTAGTCCTAGTAGAAGATGTTGTAAAGGCTTGGACTGACACTCTCGCTAATTTAAAAGCTAAATTAACCAGTATTCCGTCTAAAGCAGCACCAATGGTTGCCAGTGAATCAGAAGCAGGAATCATTCAATCGATGCTTTCAGACCTAATGAACGAAGCCTTAGAAGAACTATCAAATTATGACCCAAAAGTTTCAGCGTCGAGGACTAGCAAATCTAAAGAGTCATCTGAAGGAGGCAATGAAGGCACTCAAGCCGCCACCACGCCTAAACGTAAGTCAGTGGGCCGACCTTCAAAGACGACTCGACTCGCAGACTAGCGCCGAAGCCGGTATCTGGCGAACGTCTCGCGCAGAGTACCAGCGCGGCATTATGGATGCTTGCTCTGACCCCAAGGTCAAAGAAGTTGTAGTTATGGCTGGGGCGCAATTAGGAAAATCGGAAGCGCTTTTGAATGTAATCGGTTTTCACATTGACCATGACCCATGCCCGATTCTCATGCTACAACCTACAGAATCCATGGCTCAGGCGTTTTCTAAAGACAGAATCGCGAATGGACTGCTAAGAGCTACGCCTTGTCTTCAAGATAAAGTCAAAGACCCGAGAGCGAGAGACTCTGGCAATACCACTTTGCACAAGGTCTTTCCGTCAGGCAGTCTTTCGCTTGTCGGTGCTAATAGTCCTGCTGGCCTTGCATCACGTCCTATCAGAATTCTGTTAGCAGATGAAGTCGATAGGTTTCCGTCGTCAGCAGGCTCAGAAGGCGACCCCGTTAATCTGGGCAAAAAGCGAACATCTACATTCTGGAACCGTAAGATTATTCTAGTCTCGACGCCAACGATGAAAGGTGTTTCTAGGATAGAGAACGCATACGAAGGGTCAGACATGCGTGAATACTATGTCCCTTGTAAGCATTGCGAGCATCAGCAGACTTTGGCTTGGGCTAATGTTCGCTGGCAAGATGATTACCCAGAGACCGCTCAATACTTATGCGAAGAATGCGGAACACTATGGTCTGATGCCGATAGAAGATGGTCGGTCAGGAACGGTCAATGGGGAGCTAAAGAAGAATTTAAAGGCATTGCTGGATTTAAAATATCAGGTCTTTATTCGCCCTGGACGCCTTTATCAGATGGTGTGCGTGAATTTCTAGCAGTCAGAAAGAATCCAGAACAGCTTAAAGTTTGGACAAACACCTATCTGGGAGAAACTTTTGAGGATGCAGGTGAAACCATAGACGACTATGAGCTTTCAACTAGAAGGGAGCAATTTGATAAAGTTCCAGAGGAAGTTGTATTTATTACGGCAGGCGTGGATACCCAAGACGACAGATTAGAAGTCTCTTTCATCGGATGGGGCAGAGATGATGAATCTTATGTCTTAGCTCACGACATACTTTATGGTGACCCATCAACACCGCAGCTCTGGTCGCTCCTAGACGCTAAGTTAGGACAGGTATTCAAGACAGAAGACGAAAGACAGCTAGCTGTCAGAGCGGCTTGTATTGACTCAGGCGGTCACTTTACCAACGCGGTCTATAATTACTGTAAGAAGAATTGGGGCAAGCGGTACTTCGCTATAAAAGGTGTCGGTGGTGAAGGCAAGCCGATAGCGGGTAGACCGTCAAAGAATAACTCAATGAAATGCCCGTTATTTCCGATTGGGGTTGACGCTACAAAAGACTTGCTGTTCACGAGGATGCGAATCAAAGAACAAGGGCCAGGTTATATCCATTTCTCTGATACTTTGACTGACGAATACTTCAGGCAATTAACAGCAGAAAAGATTGTCACCAAGTTCGTGAGAGGCTATAAAAAACGAGTATTTACTAAAATCAGGCCAAGGAACGAAGCCTTAGATTGCTATGTTTACGCAATGGCTGCGTATGCTATACTGAACGTGGATATAAATTCAATTTCAGATAAGATAAAATCAAAGCCTGAGACGGTAGAGAAACCTAAACAGGTATCCAATCAACGACCCTTCATACCAAGAGTGAATGGAGGGTTTGTCAACGCATGGCGGTGATATGTCAGACGAATCTAATTATTTCGACAACATTAAAGAGGGCGAGCCAGGAAGTATAGTAGTCGGTGACTTTATTCAATGGAAAAGAACCGACCTTGCTGAAATTTACGACCCTTCTCTTTACACAGCTCAGTATATCGCAAGAATTGCCGGTGGTGGTAATGAAATCAACATTACCGCGACAAATCAAACAACTTATTTCCTATTTCAAGAATCATCAGCAGTCACTGCAACTTACAATCCTGGCTACTATCACTGGCAGTTGGAGATTGTTAGGAATTCTGACAGCGAAAGAAAGGTTATTGAAAGAGGCCATGCAGACGTTGTTCCAGACCTTGATATCAATGCTAGTGACCCAAGAAGTCATGAAGAAATCATGTTGGATAAAATCCAGTCTTTGCTTCAGGGTAAGGCAGATGCTGACGTTTCATCTTACTCAATAGCTGGTCGAAGTCTGACCAAGATGACTTTTCAGGAATTGACACAGGCCGAGGATTATTTCGCGGCTAAAGTTAAAGCAGAAAAGACCAAGCTAGACGCTGAAAATCATCGACAAACCAGTTCAACGATAAAGGTTAGATTCTGATGGGAATTTTTGACATCTTTAAGAATACGCCGCCGACTAAAGAGCGGATAATCAAAAGACAATATGCTGCTGTCAATCAAGGGCGGCTTTTTGCTGATTTTACCGCTTCAGAACGGTCTGCTGACTCAGAATTACGACCCGCACTAAAGCAATTACGGAACAGAAGTCGCGATTTAGCGATTAATAATGAGTACGTTAAGCGTTATTTTGAGCTGCTGAAAGTCAATGTTGTCGGTGAAAAAGGGGTGTTTTTGCAGTCAAAAGCACTAGATTCGGTCGGTAATTTAGACCAATCAGGCAATGATTCAGTCGAATCAGCGTTCAAAATGTGGGGAAAGTTCGGAAATCCTACCGTAGATGGCAAAATGTCATGGATAGACTGCCAGAAACTTGCAGTTGAGCTTTTAGCCAAGGATGGTGAAGCATTTATTCTGATGCACCGAGGTGCAGAGTTCCATGATTCGTTCGCGATACAATTTATTGAGTCAGACCAGATAGACGAACAGTTAAACAAGCGTTTAGATGGTGAAAGAGAGATTCGCATGGGTGTTGAGCTTAATAAGTTCAAGAAACCTATTGCTTATCACGTTTTAACGTACCATCCTGGCGATTACGACTACACAACTCAGAAGAAAAGCCCGAAGCATGTCAGAGTCCCTGCTGAAAAGATGATTCATCTGTTCAAGCAATTAAGACCTGGCCAAACTCGGGGAGAGCCTTGGTTGGCACCAGCGATTCCTGCAATCAAACAATTAGGGGCATTTAGAGAAGCTGCTGTAATCAACGCAAGGGTTGGTGCGTCGAAGATGGGATTCTTTACGACCCAAGGCGGTGACGGGTTCGTCGCTGATGACTACGACGGTGCTACGCCTATAATGTCGGCAGAACCAGGAACGTTCCACAGCTTGCCTCAAGGCGTTGGGTTTGAGAGCTTCAATCCTCAGTTTCCTAGCAACGATTTTGACGCATTCCACAAGTCAATCTTGAAAGGTATTGCCTCAGCACTTGGTGTGAGCTATACCAGCCTGTCAAATGACTTAGAAGCAACATCCTATTCAAGCATTCGTCAGGGAGCGTTAGAAGAAAGAGACATGTATAAAAACATGATTTCATTCTTTATTGAGCATTTTGTTCGCAGAATCTACGACCAATGGCTTGGTGCTGCTATGGAGATTGACTCTTTTGGCATTCCTTTAAGTCAATACAACAAGTTTTCCCTTGCGGCAGAGTTCAGGGGTCGTGGTTGGAGCTGGGTTGACCCGCAGAAAGAGATGACAGCAGCCGTTACTGGTTTGCAGAATGGAATTTTGTCTCTTTCTCACGTTGCTAGCCAGTATGGTATGGATTCAGAAGAATTATTGTCTCAGATAGCCCGTGACAAGCAATTAGCACAACAATTTGGCGTTGAATACGCCATCGAGCCGTATGGCGCAACAAGACAAGAGGAGGAGCCTGAAGAAGTAGACGATGGCGAACGCGGATTGAATGAAGCGCTCGCTGAAAGCCTGAAAAGGTGTTTCGTTGAAGATTAATCAGGCTCTAGCGGTATTCTTAGAGAGGCTTCAAAGATTAGATAGTAAAACGAAGTCAGAGCTTGAGGAATTATCCGAAAAACTAGATGTTGTCCGTGACTTTAAGCTAATTCCTGGCGATAAAGGTGACAAGGGAGAACGTGGCGAGCAAGGGATTCAAGGATTAGAGGGCAGAAACGGCGAGCGTGGCCCTATTGGAGAAACCGGCCCAAGAGGCCCAAAAGGTGAGAAAGGGGACAAAGGAGACAAGGGCGACCAAGGTATTCAGGGCCAAAATGGAGCCATAGGGCTTAAAGGCCCGAAAGGAGACAAGGGAGACAAAGGCGAGCAAGGCCCAGCAGGAAAGAAAGGTGCTGACGGTAAAGCTGGACGTATTCCAAGGCATAAAATACAAAACGGCGCAATAGCATTTGAGATTCGCCCCAATGAGTACGGCGAGTTTGTTCGATTTAACATGACCAACCAGTATCTATCTGGTGGTGGCGGTGGTAAAACTTGGATTGATTACGCGACAGGATACGCAACAGAGCCTGTTTTCATAGAAACAATCGCGCAAGGTGATGTTTACAGCTACAATTACGGCTCAACAACGCTCTATAGAGTAATTGGGAATCCGTCTGATGCGTTTTATCAGAATTATTCAGGCGGTACGTTTAGTGGATTGGTTGCCGAAAAAGCAATCACAATTTGAGGAATAGAAAATGGCATTTGAACCATTAGACTGGGAAATAACGCGCTCTAGCGGGAATATCCGGTACGTTGGCGCAGACCACGACGGAACCGCTGGGACTAACGGAAGAACAACCCCGACTTACGCAACGGTAATTGAATTTCACCGAGCATTGCAAGACTTTGCAGATGATGCAAGTTCAAGCGGCGATGACCAGCTAGACATTACTGATGAAAACCCATCATCACGCTCTACGGATAACATCATCACGCTTTTAGGCAACTACAATATTGATGACGCTGCAAGCGAGCATTTATATGACGGTTCTATTATTCAATCATCCGGTGATGTCATTTATGACGGAATCGTAAACTTTGGTAACGCGCCCGATATTCAGGTTATTCAAAACGGTTCAGTTATTTCTGATGATTGGTGGAACAATGACAACAACGCTGCAAGTCTAGGTCTTAACTCTGACGCGGCTGGCGGTATTTCTCACCGTTTCATGATTAAAGTACGAACAGGTGGAGCCGATACTGACGGTCGAAGGTTGCTAGGTCTGACCCGTGACTACGGTTTCACCTATGGCGAATTTGCAATTTCCGCTACGTCAAGAGGTAATAACGTATTCGCTTTGTCTAGGGCAACTGACTTAAACAACCAGACTGCTTCAGGAACTGTTGCGGGATGGGATTCGTCTGCGAATACTCAAGGTTATGTTGAGCTTGATATTGATAACAACAGCGTAAATGAAGCGTATTATATTGAGTGGGACAAAGGCACAAGAACAGCCATCAATGATGTTTATGAGAAAGCTAAATACATTACTAGAAACGGTACTGCCGAGACTTTATTCGGTCTAAACGGTCTTTTGTTCCGTGGCGTAACTCACGAAATCAGCTTGTCAGCAAGAACGGGAACTTTCTCAGCGTTTGAAGCAGTAAGTTGGACAGGCGGCACAGGCCAGATGCTAGCCATCGACTCAGTTACTGCTGGCACCAAGATGTGGATTCAGCTTCTGACGGGCGCAGCCCCTACGAATTCTCAAGTTATTACAGGCGCTTCAACTGCAACAGGTACGGCTTCTGGTACAGCAACGCCTAGAGCGGTAGAAACTACAGCAGCGCCAGGCTTGGGTGTTTCTACAGGTTCAGCGCTTATCGGTGCTTATGGTGTGGGTTCTCAAGACTTAGGCTCAAGTGATAAGGTCTTTGACTTAACCGCATCTGAAGTATCGCCACCAAACAACGTGACTTTCACAGTTAGTGGTTTGATTAGCACTGAAGACAGAGTTTTGGTTGGCCCTTGGGATGGTACTTCTACGGATGCAGAAGGCAATCCTGCAATAGACACTGACCAATTATCTTTGAATACAGCATTAACTGGAGCGACAGAAACTGCCGTGGTCGTGACTACAACGATTCCTTCAGATACCCCATCAGCAGGAGTTATTAGAATTCAGTTAGCAAGCGGAGCATATAGGCGAGTACCGTACACTTCATATACAGGTTCGACGTTTACTATTGCTTCAACAGACTTTAGCGGAGACAACGCTGCAAGCTCTAACAATGTTTGGATTGCATACATTGATGAGACAGCATCAGCAATATCTGCAAACTTTACTGCGGTTTATAACTCAAACCGAAACCTAGTGGTGAAAGTAAGGGATGGTGGAGCTAGTCCAATTAAAGAGTTCATCACATCAGCGGTGTTCGGTGCTACTGATGCCAGCGTGACAGCAATCAGAACAAGTGATGCCTAATGACTGTATCAGTCGCATGGGATGGTAATGGTAGACAGTTCACTGCTAATAATGGCAGTGATTCTGTCACCGTTGTCAAATATGCTGGGTCTGGTGGTTCTCCTAGCGCAGCGGCTGCTGACGGTTCTATAGAAGGAAGCACAGCTATAACTGTTCAGGTAAGCAAGCAAGGCATTGCTTTGTTTGTTGCAGTTCCTTCTGCCTTGAACTTTTCTACAACTGAATCAGGTCAACTGATTTATGTTTGGGGTAACTTCCTTGCGGCTTCATTGCTAAACACCCAAGCAGCTAATGGCTTTGGTATTTGTTTAAGCTCAGGAACACCAACTGCAAGCAACTATTCTTTGTTTACATACTACGGGTCTGACAATTATGCAGGCGGCTGGGTAAGGATGATTCTTGACCCAACCAAAACAAGGTCTGGTGGAGCTGGTACGCTGAACACATCAAACATAACCCACATTGGGGTGTTCGCTGATGTTGGCGGTACTACAGCACGTTTTGATAATTTAATCTTAGACGCTTGCGATGTCGGTAATGGTTTGATTATTACAGGCACTTCAACGCTAGGTCTTTTTAATGAATTGCTGACTAATGAAGCAACGCAAAGATACGGCATTGTCCGGTCTTTGAACGATTCCAATAGTGCTGTTGAGATTGCTGGAACTTTAACTCTTGGTGATACCAGCGCAACAGCATCTACAATTACCGATGAAGATTCTAAGATATTTGCAGCGGAACCTATTTATTATCAGGGCGCTGAGGTCAATGCGGTTCCTAATAGTTTCGCAGCAATAAACGTAGTCGGCGGGTCAGGAACCAACAGCTTGTCTTTAGGACAGCCTGTAAGCACAACTGGTGGACGAAACGGGATATCTATAGTAGGCAATGATTCCTACACTTTTGGTATTGATTTTTCTGATGGCAACGTAGAGACAGGCAACTGGTATGGATGCTCTTTTGAAAATCTAGCAGGCTCATTAACATTTGACGCAGCTTCACACAATTTTAAAGGCAACAGTATTTCAGGATGCGCTGGGTTTACTTTTGTAACTGGGTCAGAAGCGGTAGATTGTGCGTTTGTAAATTCAGCCCAAATAACCTTATCAGGCACTGCCGCGCTGACAAGTTGCGTTATCACAGAAAGTTCAGCAGCATCTGCGGTCACAACTACTGAGCTAGAAAACCTTTCTAACTGTTCGTTCACGAAGGGCGCAACAGGTCATGCCGTAGAATTAACATCAATAGGCGATGGCAGTATGAATTGGGATTGCTCATTGTCTGGGTATGATACGGGTTCAACAGGCTCCCCTATTACGCCAACTTCAACCGGCGATGAGGCTATCTTTGTCAATGTCGGTTCAGGCACTTTGACCATAAACGTACAAGATGGGGCAAGCATCCCATCCATAAGGTCAGCAGGGGCCACAGTTAATGTAGTCGCAGGCCAAAGAACATTCACCATTACAGTAAAAGATATTGACACTGACGCGGCGTTACAAAACGCAAGAGTCTATGTGACAGCAGCAGCCGGTGGTGGCTTGGCAGAAG